GCTGCTTTAGCTGAGTTAACTGCATAATTACCTTCCTGAACGGCTACGTTACTATTGCTACTAAATCTTCCATAGTGATAAGCCATTGGCAATATACCATTAGTTTTTGCGGTAGATACTTGACTACCAGCTTTAGGGTTACGATAGTCTAAGCCTTCCGATACTTTGACAATTGCAAACTTAGCACCAGAATAATTAGCTGCATTATTATCTTGATAGCTAGATACATCTACACCATAACTTCTTTTTACAACTTTCATAGTTACCTCCTACTTCTTAACTTCCTTTAACTCGCCAACAATGGTCGTCTTAGGCTTATCCACTGTATCTGCAATTGATTGTGCTTGTTTCATAGCAGTCACAGCCTTTTCAGCTAGCCCCTTTAAGAAGCTTGTTGGTAGACTTGGCAAGTGAGCCATAGTTAAAAGAATATTGAGAGTATTGATTACGAATTCTAACTTATCTTCGCCACTCCCTCCCCTCTTCTCGGCCTGATAGACAAGGGGAGTTACAGAACGAGCTGCAAGTTGCTCAGACTTAGCAAGTAAGTCACCCTGTGCTGTTTTTCTATCAATCTCAATTTTGTGCTTACTATAAATAGAAGCAATAAAAACCGCTGCAACTGATAAAACGACAATTGCTGTTTCTAATAATTGGTTGAAATTCATTATTTAGTCTCCTTTAAATCCTTAATGCGTAGCTTTAAGACTTTTGCATACTTACCCATTGCTTGCTTTTGTTCTTGTAATAGTGACAATTGGTTAGCTGACAAGGTCTTTTTGTTTTGCTTGGCTAAAAACTTAGATAGCTTGCTACGCTTAACGTTTAATTTCTTTAGCTCTTTTTCTAAATTCTTAATCATGTTTGTCCTCCTTAAGTTTCTTCTGTAACTTTTTAATTTCTTTCTTAACATCTTCAACACTCATATCTGCTTCACTCGGTGGAGCGTTGTGCTTGATTTTTGCTATAGCCTGATAAAAAGTAGTGATCGCCCCAATTAATGCAGCAATCGCTAGTAACAGGTTGCTTAAGTCTTGCAAGCGCCCCACCTCCTATAAGTAATGAGCCACTAATAGAACTAAGCTAAACAAAATTAACTCTCCAATAACATTAAGCCCCATAACCCAGTAACTAGACATGACTACATGAAGCAGTGACAAGGTAGCCATTGATAGGCTTATAGCGCCAGAGCAAACTAGTAGAATTGCTATAATCTTGCGGTTCCTTAAACCAAAAATTGTGCATAAAAAAAGCACTAGCCCAACTAGTACTATAAAAGTGTCAATTCGAATGTCGTTCTCAACATTTGACCAGTCTGGTGGCCAAAAGAAGTAATGCTGATCGCTATATAGAAATAGCCCAATTCCAGTAACCCAAAGCGAAATCAAAGCTTGTAAAATTGTCAAAACTAACTTAAGTGGATCGGATCTGATTTTTTGATAATTCTTTAGCATTTTTATCACCTTTAATAGCCGCCCTTGCGTACTGTTTATTTCTTAGGCGACTAAGATTTATTTAAGCTAATTCGTTCTTAATGTATAAAGCAATTGCAGAAACTGAAGTTGTTGAACTTGTAAGAATACTTCCAATTGCTAAAATTTGAAAATTACTATTAAGATTTGTTAAGAGATGTTTCATTATAATCTTCACCTGTGATTTCTTTATAGCCTTCTTTGCTAAGAATACCTTGTTGAACATAGCTTCGAAAAGTTAAGTTGGCTTCTTTCTTTTCGCCAAACCAGCCCCAATTATATTGGTTCTTCCATGATTCAATTAGTTCTCTTTGAACTTCTGCGATCATTGCTTGTAAATCCATTTAAAATTCCCCCCTATTTTGATACTTCAGTATTGCTGGATTGAGATTTTTTACTCAATGCAACCATCATTGCACTTAAATTAGCCACCAGTCTGTTAGTTTGTTGAACGGTGGCTCGAAGTTGATCCATAACCTTATCGCTGGCTTCCGCACTTTGCAGAGTGTCCTTGTGGGCTTCTTGCAAGCTAGTAATACTTCCTTCAAGGGTCTTCAAGCTTTCGGTAACTGCTGTCAAACGTTGCCCGTAAGATTCTTCGCTGATGTCGTACCATTCGCCTTTCATCCAATCATATTTTGGAGACTTCAAGTTTGGATCAGGTGGAGTTACTACTAAAGGATATTGATTAGCTGTAATTTCATCAGTTGATGTAATTACCCTAAAAGGCACATCATCGTTTGACCAATAATAAGTCTTCATAGTTGTAGCTGTACCAGCTGCTTTTGCTTGTTCTACATTTTGATTAGTTTCTTCTGTCATAGTTAAATTCCTCCATAAAAAAATCCCTAACCATTTGGTTAAGGATTAAAAATATTAAATCGGTGTGTTAGTGTACTTATGCCATTGACCGGACCCATTATAAAGCTTACGGCCATAAAGGTTGTCTCCCTCGTACACAGTTTGATATTGAGTCTGACCATCAAGGTTAGTAGTTTTCAAGAAAACACTATGACGATTATCACTCTTATATGGTCCGTTTTGGACTAAACAGTTAACAACCTTTAAAATTCCTGTTTCTTTATAAGCGTTGAAGTCTACGGTTTGATTGCTGATAGTTCCTGATGGGCTATCATAGTCAACGCGGTGTTGAAACATAGTTTGTTGCATGGTAAAGCCTTGCAATCTATCAGATAGATCCGTAACTCTATTCATCATAGCGAATTGATTCCATTGCGGATATGAATTAGTAGTTTTAGAAACAGTTCTTACAAAACGTTCAGGTCCCTGGTCAACAGTCTGATAAATGGTGTTGTCATCATATTTAATCACAGTTAAATAGTACCATCGTCTTGTAGTATCAGGCCATGGTCCATTGATAGTGGCACAATTAACGATCTTATAAATTCCTGTATCCAGATAAGGATCACTATTTAAATTGATAGCTGTATTCAATGCTTGATCTGTTGGATAGCGATAATCGGTATGGTTTCGAACATCTCGATAAGCTCTGGCAAAAGTAGCTAATGTTGCTTGATCTACTAGCCCAGGCTTTCCAGCCTGTTCTACTGTCGTAGGACCTGGCTGATCGGTTTCAATATTATAGTCTCTAATAACATTCACATTTAGATCGCTTTTTTGTGCTACATCAGGCTTACTTCTAATATTATTCCAACCTACTGATCCCGTATAGTATCCATCCATATTAATTGCAGCTACTTCGTCACCATCAGCACGTCTAAAAGAAATGTGATTAGAATCATCATCACCTAATTGAATAGCTAGATCTAGATTGTCGCTGGCGTTGTTATCTCCAAAAATTTTAATACTATCAGAAGCGCCATTCCATTGAATTCCACCAATATTGCCTTCATTGGCATTATTGGGACTTTGCGCATCCCAGTTGATCCAACTACCTTTCTGCATACTACCGCCAGATAATGATAATTTAGTAGCTAAATCGCCAGCATTTGTGATTCGTTGCCAGTCAGTAAAGGTATTGCCATTGTACCAGCTACGAACATATACCTGATTTTCCTTTTTAGCATGCAGCATTTGTGTTCCATTTTGCATGCCATCTGAGTTTACCATTATATCAAACCATGCTGGTATTGGAGAATTAGCTATCCCATCAGTTCCCCTAGCATGGTACATTCCTGGAGTCTTTATGGTATTGAGATCAGTATTATTTTTTATGGCTACTATTGGTACATGCTCTTGAACGGATTTTAAAAGCCAATTACCAATCTTCCAAGTAAAGTGGATGCCATCATTTAATCCGCCAGTGTTTAGTTCAATGAACACGTCAGTGACATTATTAGTATCAAAAGTAAGGCAAAACAATTCTTTATTGATTGGATCAGCTGGCAAATCTTGATAAGCCAAAATATTATCAGTATTATTTTTATCATAAACTGACACTCTAAACTTATAATCATTATCAGCTATCTTAGTTAATTGCTTTGAATTTTCCCATTCAAAGAACAATCTATACAAGGTATTAGGTGTCAAGTCGCTAACTTCTAGCATTGATCTTTCAACACCAGCAACACCAGTATAGTCATAAATATTCATTCGACTAACATCATCATAAGATATTCTAGCAGCAGCGATCATTTCGTTACTACTACCCCACTGAGTCATATTAGATTTAAGCTGGATCCAACCTGGCTCAGAATTAAATATCCATTTTTTTAGTTCTAAATCTTTAGCAAAACTAGTCCAATCTATTTGGCCTAGACTTGCTCTTAGTTCGTTTACCTTGGCTTGAACTGCATCGGTTTTAGCATTCATATCTGGCAGCTTCTTATTCATCAAGTCGGTTAACTCATTGATAATATTGCCAAATTTAGTTGTTAAATCCTGAACAGTATTATTTAAACTATTAGTTTTAACCTGCCATTCTTTAACAATTCGACTAAAAGTATCATCCCAAGAGTGCTGTTTTGCATTCCAATCAGCTTGGTCTTTATCAAGCACTTGCTTCGCATTGTCTTTGATTGCTTGGATAGTGTCTTGGGCTTGTTTATCAATGTTAGCTTTATCACCGTTCCACTGACCCCATATCTGGTTCTTGTTATTCGTCCAGTCCTGGTTAATAGCATTCTTTTGATTTGTGTAGTCTTGCTGACGAGCATTTTGTGCAGCCTTAAATTGATTTTGAAAATCAGCACTTAAAGAATTGTATTGATTACGGAAGTTCTGCAACTCTTGATCAAGTTGCTGTTCCGCTTTTTGCAATTCAGCCTGAAGTTCACCATCAGCTTGTTTAAGCAAGGTTTCCATCTGTTGCTTTAACTTTTCAAGGTCTGCAATGTAAGTCGTATTGTAAACCGTACACTTTAAGCTGTCTCTAACTTCAATATAGAAGTCAGTAGTTGAATCAATCTTCGACCCATTAGATTTATCAATAATGTCAAACCAAGCCGTACCTCTTGCAGAATGAACTTGATCGTGTAACTGATAAGTAATATGCCCTATTCTTTCATCCACGATTTCGACGTTATCATCTGAAACAAACTTATTGCCATCTTTATTTTCATTAAAGACGAGAGATTTATTTGTTAAATCGTATGGCGTTCCATCAGGATTGAGAATAAACGATTCTAGTATTTCACCTTTATCACTATCTCTTACCTCCACTCGACTTAGATTGGTCGTTTGTTTGTTCGTGCTTAGTGTCACTGCTTGGAGCATTCTTTTCGCCTCCTTTCAATTGATCTCTCATTCTAATCTCGTTTTGTAATTGTTCGATTACAACGTCTTTCCTAAAATTTAAAAGCTCTAAACGTGCAATTTCGTTTAGAGCTTTTGCTAAAACAGCATCATTATTCAATTATTTCACCTCAATCTAATGAATTCGGCCGCCGCGCTGTTGACGTATCCAAGCAATGTCAGAAGCATATAAGTATTGATTTCCAATCCTGAGCACTCCCCAATTTTGATCCCAATCAAGAGCAACTTTTTCTTTGCCAGGTGCTGTGCAAGAAAAGCCATGGTCGCCCGACATAACTGCAACTTTTCCATCGCCACCAATTGAACGTATGTAAGAATCACCATCAACAGTAATACCTTCAAGTTTAACTCCTGTGATCGTACCACCAGTAATTCTTTCAGCAATTAGCCGGCCTTGACTGTCTATGGCACTTCTAGCAACCCCATCGCGTCCAACGTATTCTAAGCCTTCAGCATTAAAACGGAGATATCCGCCACCATTACTTAAAGCTCTTAATTCAGTTGGCTTTTGCCAGTTAGGATAAGCGGTAATTTCTCCCCCGCCACCACTGGCAATCCAGTTGTGTACGTCTTGTACAGTCGTATTTATGGAAGTAATCATACTTTGTAATCGGTCATAGCTATCTCTCCAAGCTTGATCGTCAATACCAAGCTGCCTAGTTAATTTAAGCAATCCAGCCTTTTGATCTTGATCATTTTCTTCCATAACTTGTTTTAACTCGCCAAATAAATGTGTTGCTCTTTTAGTAGCCGTAGTCGTATTTTTAGCTACCATATTAGTTACAAAATTGTTTAAGGCATGATCATAGCTGATAGGTAATTGGCCGATCGTAATACTGGTAGCAATTTCTCTAACTGGATCCCAAGTAAGAGAAGTACATTGTGCTTTTTCAAAAATACCTACTTCATCAAATAAAACACTCACATAGTCATATAAATCTACCTGAGTTAGCTTTTGAAAATCGCCTTGCATCTGTTCATAAGAAACTGTAAGAGAAATAGTTGGATAGCCAATTCGATATTCTTTCATATATGCTTCTGCTACGGCCAATAATTTATCTTTATCATTGCCAATTCCATAAGATGATAAATCTACGGCTTGAACTCGCAATGGCGCATTAGTGACTCTAGCAAACTGAGAAATAAGTACAGTGCTGTCAAGTTCAAGCGTCTCTTCGTTAACTTCTGGTTTTGCACTAGAATTATCTTCTCCTGGTGCAACATCTACAGCGTGAGCAAAACTAAAGAAGTCGGAATTAATCCATTCATTCGTTCCAACTTCATAAAATGATTTGCCTTGACTTGTTGACTGTGCCGTTATTTTTAATAGGCTTCCTAAAGCATAATATTTACCAGTTGGACTTAATCCACTGGGATCACTATATACAGGGACTTGAGCCGTTTTTTGAATATTTGCTTTTTCCGCATCCTCTTCTTTATATTCGACAGTTCCCGGTTCTTTAAAGCTTACATTATCGCCAGCCTTAACCCATAGTTCTCTCCCACCTGATTGTCCGATGTGATACCATTTAGCACCACCATAATCAGTTGAAATATCGTAAATCAGATATTGTCCCCGATTATGCCAATTGACTGCACTTCCTGTTCCACCAGGACCAGACATTACAGTTACATTTCCGTTAATACTTAAACGACCATATGCTTTTACAGTTGCATAATCGCCAGTTTTTGACAAAACAAAATATTGAGATGAAACCCATTGTGTATCCCTATTTCCTAAGTTGTACCAAATGGTTCCATTAATATCTTTAGCCTTCCAGTAAATTCTATAGCTTGTACCATTGTTTAAATACTTACCACTCTTATGACCGCCAAAAGGCGAGGTATAAAGTGGTACCTGTCCCGGTCCAGCATATGAAATAGTACCTACACCGTCATTTTTTACAATTATTCCAGTAATATCATCTGAAACTTCCAAAGTTCCCTGTGCATCTACTTTGTTAACGACATAGTTACCTGATTTATCAAAAGTAACTAAACTGGCTTCAACCCAACCGCCTATATCTGTTTTATACCAAGTATCGTTGTTAATCGTTTGCTTATCTGTCTTAGCAACAAATTTCAAATACTCGCCATTTTTAATAGTATTGATTGGTGTGTGTCCTTTGAAAGGACTGCTAAATAAACTGATCGTTCCATTGGCTAGATATTGAACAGTTGCTTTACCATCAAAAGGCTCGCCATCTGGTTGCGGTTGTTCTTCGGGAGAATAGGTTACATACGGCATAATTGCATTATATGTTCCGCTGGTAGTTTCATCCCTAGTAATGGATTGCATATTTCGCCCGTATTTAATCACTATCCCATTATCTTGACCAGCATGTTTCAGCATAGTTAGGTAATAATTATTGAATCTAAATTCTCCATTGTATAAAGCTTCCATTGTGTTAGTGGTTTGATCCCCAGCTTGGTCAGCTCCAAAAATAGCAGCATTAGCATTACCTAACTCTTTAAAGTTCCAGCCTAAGTTTGCAACGGTAGGAATATCACTAGCAAAACCTAACCCTGAAACAGGCCATGCCAAAGCATCGCTAATTAAATCAAATGCTCTATTCGGCCCAGCATGTGCTTCACTGATATCCTTTTTGAGAGGAATATTCGATAAATCAGACCAGACATGATTAGCAGTAATTGAAATTGAAGTCATACTCTTAGATACGTCTACAATTCTAAATTGTTGATTTCTTTCATCATCTTCTAGTCCCATATCAGCCACAATTACCATGCCCTCAGTTATGTCTTTGCTTAAAGATGCATTAATCGGATAAGTCATTGCTAAAGTAGGTATCTGATTCCTATTTTTAGTAATTGAAATAGTAAGTAAATCCTTAAGTGATCCTAGACCTTCAGTATTAAAGTCAGAAATATATGTTTCATAAAGTCGAGGAATCATACAATTGCTCGCCCCCATCTTGGTTGGTATTCAAACTTAGAATAGTTACCTTTTAATGTAATACTATTTTTACCTGGTATTAATTCCGGATATTCATGATTAGGCAAAATTGCCCTGCTTGTCCGTCTTTCTGTCAGTGACTTATAAACCAAACATTTTTCACTATCTATAAACAGTTCGTCATCAGTATCTTTAAACTGATAATCTAAACCATTAACAGTCATCGTAAAATCGCCATTGCCAACAATATGAAATAAAGGCAAGGAATTATATTGCGTTGGATTATAGATAGGTAAGGTGGAGACTGGCTGGTATTTAATTGATTCATCATCAATTAGAAACGGCTTGCAGGCTAAGCTCATTGTTACGTTAGCAATATTGCTACTTTGTGGTGTTACAGTAGGACTTTCGCTTACATAAGCTTCCCAATGCCAACCTCTAAAATGATCAAAATAAAAAGGCTCATACTTAACAAATTTATCTTTACATGTTAACCAATCACCAAAATCCATCCCCCACGTAAACCAATCTTTATAGAAAATTGGACGCTCGACAATAAAAGTTATTTGTTGCGTGATATCTGTATAGTTCAAATTATCATTAATGTAAGAACCATTTACACCCACAACTTGAGTGAGAGAAACGTTTCTTTTGGTTGTGGCCTGCACTAATGGAAAAACTACACGCGCTCCAAAATAAGTGGAGCTTTTATTGTGATAAATTAATCTACCGTATGACACTTATACCCTTCTTTCTATTAATTGAATTCAAACGCATTCTTGCATTTACAACCTCAGTAATTGAATTTCCCAGAGACTGTTTATCTACATTAATACTAGTTTCAACCGTTGCTGGTGCAGTAAGAATAGCAGTAAGCAGATCAATTACTTTATCTAATTTTTCGCCTAAACCACCAGCATTAGCAGAGGTTGGTTGAATATTATCTCTAGCGGCAACAATCGCAGCAGTCTTGCCAAGCAATTCATAAGAACGACTAGATTTAACCGCTGATAGTGGAATAGCCATTTCTAAGCCAGCTTCGCCAAAAATAGAAGGCTGGTTAGCAAGACCGCCATTTGCATAACGTTTGTGTCCTGTGGGTCCCCAACCTGCTCCAAAGTGAATATCATTACGCCAGTTAGAATCATTAAATAAAGCAAGCAATTGATCCCAGCCATGGTAAATATTGCCATGTCCTTTAACTTTATATGCATTAAAAGTACTAGTTTTGTACTGCAATAATCCTCGTGCTGGACCAGAACCGTCACCATCTGGATCAGCTCCTGGCTGTACAGCGCTAGGATTGCCTCTAGATTCACCAGCAATCATAGAGATAATTTTTCTGATTTCTGTTGGAGTAACTGAGGTATGCATTGTTTCAGCAGCCTTTTTAATGTCTTCGCCCCAACGATCAGCTCCTGTACCAGCAGGATCCTTTGCATCAGCTGCAATACCAAATAAATCTCCAATTTTACTAATGAACTTAAAAAAGCCACCCATTCCAGGTAGCCCTTTAATAAATTTTTCCAAATTAGAGTTTGCTTTGACGTTGCTTTCTCCGCCCTCGTTCTTTAATCCTGGAACACGACGATAGCTTACTTCTCCCTCGTGAAAGTCTGAGACATTGGCCATTCCTATTCCAGAACTTGGATTCATAGCCGACCATATTTTACCGTTGCCTGCATAAACACCAACGTGGTTTCGACCACCAGGTCCAAAGAATACTAAGTCGCCAATTTGTGGATCTTTAACCCCACGTGAAGCAGAATATTGATCGCCTGAATAGTGAGGAAAGCTTTTACCAAATGCTTTCTCTAAGGCATACTTAACCAATCCAGAACAATCAAATGAATCTGGGCCTTCGGCACCCCATACATAAGGTTTGTCTTTACCATATTTTTCAACAGCACCTAGCAATCCTCCCTCTGCTTCTCCATCAAGAGAACTGGATACCATATTCCAAAGAGTTTTCCAAAAGGCACTTACTTGTTTCTTACCTTTATCAAATCCTTTGGTAATCATCGTATGAAATGCGCCACGAGATAAGCCTTTAACACCAGTCCATTTAAAAATACCATCCAAGTATTTTTGTGGACCAGAGACAATCTTTTTAGCTAAGTCAAAGAACATCTTCATACCGTCCATAGTGTTCTTAGCCCATGAACCGATACCACCAAAGAAATTACCTACATTCTTGCCAATATTACTGAAGAATCCACCAATACCGCCGTTTGCAAAATGAGCAACTCCCATTGCACTCATTAAATTCTTGGTATCTGAGGCATTAAGAATTTCATCCCCTGGTAAAAGCATTGTGGTAGTATTTCGACCTTGGAAAATACCAAATTCTCCAGTTGTAGGACGGTAAAGAGCTTCCTTATTGCCAGTTTCTGGTGAATCATTGCCATCATTAACCATTGCTAATGTTGGTTCAGTAATCGCACGTCTTTGAGAGCCAAAGTATCCAGTACCAGTTGCAAAATGAGATAACTTTTTAACAGTAGAGTGACCACCACCAAAGAAATAAATGACATCATTAACAGCACCAATACCACCATTAACAATATCGATCAAACCATTCATGGCATTTTTGCCGAGCTTTTGCATTGACTTCCACATATCAGAAAAAATATTCTGAATACCTTTACCTAAATTGGACCAGCCATTTTGCCATTTTCTATTAAAGCCATCAAACCAGGAATGCATATTACTTCCCCACTTTGAAGCATTTGACTTCATATCTGACCATTTTTTAGCTGTATCACGCTTAATTGAATCCCATTTATCAGCAAAATTATGGGCTATTTTATGTAGTTGATCTCCAGTAGTCTGTTTTAAAGCATCTAGCATATTGCCATGATTCTTCTTTAAGTTTTTTTGGAAATCATTAGAAATATCAGTTACATAGCTATGATGTTTAAGCCATTCTTTGCCTGATTCTTTTGCATATCCTTTGGTTTCTTCAAGTAATTTCTTAGTACCATCAGCACTGCTTTTCTTCGCTTTATTCCAGAAAGTACCTACTGACTTATTTAAAGTTTTCCAATGAGAATCCCATGTCTTTTTTGCATTCTTAGACCAGGATTTAAAGCTTTTTTGTAAAGACTTAGTCCCTTTATCATAATTTTTCTTAGTGTTCTTAGACCATTGGGAAACAGCTTTTTGAGTATTCTTCCAATGATTATTCCAAGACCTACTAAAATCTCTAGTCCATTTCTTAGTTTGCTTAGAAATATCCTTATAAGCAGTTTGAAATAGTTTTCCCTTTTGAAATGCCTTTACATATCTATTTTTAGGAATAGATTTGAAGAAATCACCTAGGTTTGAATTAAATTTCTTAAAGAAGTTGTGACCATTTTTCAGAAAAGTATCGTAACCCTTCTTAATATTAGGTCCCAGTTTCTTTACAAAATTCTGTGAGTTTTTAACTGTTTTATCTAGATTTTTCTTAGAATCCTTACCAAATTTCTCAAAACCTTTACCAACTTTTTTCCAATAATCATTCCAAGCTTTTTGCTGTTTCTTTTGGTTTTGTTCTCTAAGCTTATCAATTTTTTGCCATTCTTTTTGAGATTTTTGGTTAGACTTTTTAATGCCTTTCCACCAAGAATCAATGCCCTTGCTCATCTTGCCAAAAGCATCCTTTGTGGACCAGCCTAAGTTTTCCATTGACCAGAAATTCTTAGGTGGCTTCTTAGACTTCCAGCCATTTAGAAATTCTTTGGTTGCTTTACCACCCCAGCCACCAGCTATCTTACCAATCTGAGAACCGATCGCTGCACCAGCAGGACCACCAAAGAAAAGACCAATACCGCCACCAATTGCAGAACCTATTCCTTTTCCTGCATCTTGGTACTGTTTCATTGATCCTTTCTTATCTTTGAATGCTGATAGGATAGATGAACCAGCATCTAAAGCAACGCCCACACCTGCTGCACCAGTAGCAACTTTACCAGCTGTTGTTAAGTTGCTAAATCCACCAGCAGATTTTAAAGATTGAAATGCACCTCCAAAAGATTTACCAGATAGTGCGTTTTTAGCGCCCGAGCCTATCTTGGCGAAAACATCTTTGAACGAGGACCACATTTTTGAAGCTGTGGATTTTGCAACACTTGCAATCGTTTTAAACCCAGAGCTAATTTTAGAAAATGCTGTTTTAACGCCCGAGCCTATCTTGGCAAGTGCCCCTTCTGGCCCTTTGAGATCTTTAACAGAATCAAGTCCTTTAAAACCATCATGAAGTGCTTTAACGCCTTTATAGGCTTTGACACTACCACTTGCAATTGAAAACAATCCACTTGCAACTGGTTTTAAAGTCTTAATGGCTGCAATAGCAATAATTGCCTTAGAAATCCATTGAATCGCTTTTTTATTTTTAGCTAAATTATCTAATACCACTCTTAATTGTTTCAGAGGGTCTTTTGACTTTAAAGCATTCTTACTAGTTAAACCAAAGGCTTCAGCAATATCAACAATTATTTTAGAAAGAGTCTTCCAAGTATCTATTGCAATATCTTTGGTAATGGACATAAGATCAGACCCAATACCTACAATATCGCCTTTATGCTTGGCAATGTAGCCTAATGCTTGCATTCCAAGTTTAGCAACTTTTTGAATTGCTACACCAAGCATTTCAGCACCATCTTGTACTGGCTTTGACTGCATTAAGTCAGCCAATTGTTGCATTCCTGATGTCTTCACATCAAATAATGGTTGTGCCATTTTAGCTTTTAATGAATTCCAAGAGTCCTGCATTGATTTTGCAGCACCACCTTGGGTCTTTTTAAAGTTAGCAAAGGCTTTACCACCATCTTGGCCGGCTTTTTCAACTAATTCTTCAAATTGTTTAGTCGACATTTTGCCAGAAGTGACCATCTTGCCAAATGCTTCTTCTGACATTCCAGCCACTTTAGACAAAGCCGCACCTAATCCAGGCGCTTGCTTACTCATTCTTTGCCATTGCATTGCTGAAACTTTAGAGCCACTAAGAGCCCTAGCCATTGCACTTGATAGACCAACCATTTCGCCGGAAGTCATCTTAGTCGCATCCCCAATGGTTGCAATACTTTTAGACAAAGCTAACGTATGCGATAAATTACCATTAGTTAAACGATTCATATTTAACTGTAGCTGATGAACTTCGTCCCCAGTCATTGCAGTATTAGACTTCAAGTAGCCCATTTGATCTACTAAGATCTGAGTATCATTTTTATTTTTACCTAATCCAGCCCACTGTGCTCGAACTTTACCAATTACACCATCAAGCTGCATACCTGATGTAATAGTTGACTTTAGTCCAGAAGTTAATGAACTAAACCCTGAAGAAACAGCATTACTTAAAAGATTTGCACTAAAAATCTTTTTAAACAAAGAATGAGTCTGTTTAGCTTCTCCATTAACTCCAGTAATTTTAGATTTAAAACGATCAAAAATTGATGGATTAGCTTTCTTCATTTCTGAAGATAAACCTGACATTTCAGATTTAGTCTTAGCTAAACTTGTGGCCGTCTCATCTACACGTACTTTCTGACGTCTATATGCTTCACTAGATTTACCAGCTTCAGAAGCAATCTTAGATAATTCATTAGCTTGGATCTTATAAACTTGATTTAGTTTGTCGTATTCACGTGATAAGCCCGACAATTTAGCCTTATTGGCCTCTTCATGCTTACCTTCTGCTTCAAGTCTTCCAACATAAGCATTACTTGACTCAGTAATTTTTCTAAGTTCGCTTTGCGCGCTTGCTAATCCTGACTTGTAGTAATCAAGCGAGTTACGAGCCTTTTCTTGTTGCTGACTTAATTTAGCAATTTTAGTAGTAGCGTTAGCAACATTGCGTTCAGCAGTAGCAATTTCTTTTGAATATCTTTCGTACTCATTGCGACCTTTTTCTGTCGTTGTATCAACTTTAGCTTGCGCCTCTTTTAAGCTATTTAATTCAGACTTATTACGCTCCAATAAAGATTGTTGCTTCTTTAAAGTATCTCCTAGTCCTTCATACTTAGCTTTTGCAGCTCCCAGTTGATCTCCAGCTGATTTTAGTTCGGCAACTTGTGCTTTCCATGCACTAGTAGCAGAAGATACCTCACTTTTTAAAGATTTAAGCGTTTGAATTGGCTGTTCGCCATCTAATGATATTCGTGTATTAAAATCTCCAACTGGTATTTTTCCTGCCATTATTTAACCTCCTTTCTAGTTTTTCCTTGTGCTAATTGGCTTAAAGCATATTCACTAGCATCTATTGGGCGATCTTTACGGCTTTGAGCTTCCATAATTTGTGCCCAGCGATCTGTGTCAAATGCTTCTATTTCATTAGGTGAAACATGACCATTAACGATTGCATCTTGTTCGGTGTAATCAATATCTTCAACAAATTCTGACCAGAACTTATTTATCTCCCAAAGAGTTACTTTTCTTATCTGATTCAGAAGCCTCCGAATCTTCTTTAATATCTAAAATTGCAAACACAAGCTTTTTCGCAACTTTAGCAATATCATCAGTATTTAAATCTTGGTTTTCAAATTTTTGCTTTCTGGCTTTTGTATTGATACCTGCTAAATCCTCAATAAAAGCTAAATATTTTTCCGTAATTTTCAGTTCAGTCTCAGAAGTCAGAGTGACCTGATTTACTTGCGGTGAAATTGCTAAAGCAACTGATTCAACCCTCATATCCCAGTAATCCGGATCAGTTGAGCCGAACCCAGTTCCATACTTGTCTTCTAAACGCTCTAAGGTACGCTCATCTTCTGCTTTAGACTTATCAAGCTTTTGCAAAACATTCAGATCTCGTACTGCACTAGAAAAGCCTCTTTGTTTTTCTAATTGAATTTGAGAAATATCTTGATTAAGCTGACCAGCTTTTCTTTTCATTCTGAAGCTATGATCCACTTCAATAGGCTTTAAACCTAATTCTTTTGCTTCTACAGTAATTTGAGTCATTTATTTATTTTCCTTTCATATAAAAAAAGCAGGATTCGAACCTGCTTTATTTGTTCCTACCTCTCCCTCCCTGCTTTAACTACTTAGAAGGTGCTGGAGTTGGGGCTGATGTTTGTTGGAAACCATCAATGATATAAGCCAACATTGCTTCCTCATTTTTCCAAGCTGGATCACGATCAGGATCACCAACAAAGATTTGATAGAGTAAATTATCAGTTGGACGAGCTTGTGGAGTAACTGTAAATGTGTCATGCACAGTCACTGGACTAGCTGCATCAGTTTGCATGTTTACACCCGTACCTGGAGTAAAAGTACAGTATGGGAAAGCATAGTAAACTGGAAAGCCATGATTTTCAGAAACTGCAATATAAGCCCCCTTGAACAAGCGCTTATCCGCACGTTTATACCCACCATGTTCTTTATCCTTAAACAAACCTTGCATAAGAGAGGCAATATCAAAAGGCATATCATTCGCTGCAAAAGTACATGAAATATTCTCAACACCAACTTCACTTTCAGCAGTAGTGTTAGAACCATAAACTTTAGTTACTGTTGGGTTCAAACCAGTAATATTGCTTTGGGTAGTACCTCTAGCAGTTTGTAAATCAGCTTGAAAAACACCTTGTGCTTTGTATTGACCATACTTTTTGAATTCATCAAGAGTTTTCAATTTTGCATTATCATCTTCAGGAGCAATTAATGCTCTCGCAAAACCATTTAATTCCATTAATTTAACTTCCTTTCATAATTGCGTGTGAAATGGAAAGTAAGCATAGTTTCATCTGTTTCAGGATCAGTTCCTTCATCTGGTCCATAGCTTACTTGCCATTCAGGCACTAAAAAAGACACAATCGAATTCTTGATCGTGTCTAAATTAGCTGTTTTATTTTCTATACCAATAAAAACTTGAATTTCTACTTCTTGAACTTCTACAGTGGGAATATTTGAGCCATAACCGGCATAACTTCCAATAACTGGAGTAATCAGCAAATCAGTTTTAGTATTATCAATTTTCCCTGTTATTCGCTTTTTATAATAGCGATCGACTCCGGGCACTTTATTTAAAATAGCTTGATATGCGTCATTTATCGCTGTCATGGTTCATCACTTCCTTAAATGCCTTTAATTCAGCTTCCTTAACTGATTTCTTAGCTTCTTGTTGGGCTTTATCATAAAAATGCATGTTGGCATATCTTTTCTCAGACATATGGTGCTGACCATTATTTACAATCTTAGCTAAAAAATCATAGTACTTTCCTTCAAAGCCAACATCTGTATCTCCAGTATGAGTTTTATCAGCTGTATAACCAGCCTTATACGTAATGCTATCCTGCAGGTGCTTAGTCTTTCGGTGCGAATTACCATGCTTAGCATTCGCATGACCAGCAGAGCGCCCTCTTCGATAGATTTCATTGCTTCGTGGCGTGCGATCATGCAATACCTGACTAAAAGCTTCGGCACCTGCGCCGGTAATTCTTGCCTTGTCTTCAGGTGTCAATTTCATGCTCTGCTCAACGGAATCAACCCAACTATCTAAAAACTCTCCCATATCTTTAGCCATGATCTTCAACCTTCTTAACAGTCACTAAATCATAGCTTGTGGGAGAGTTCTTTTCATCTGGATTTATATGAACAACCTCATACATCTCGCCATTAACTCTAGCTCTTGAGATTTGATCCCAGAAACTATCTAACCGATGTCTTACAGCATACATTCGCTGGTCAGCTAAATTAAGCCCCTGAGCTTGAATGATCTGAGTCGTGTTCAAACTATAAGGAATTGCTAGAGTCGTCCATAAGACTGTAATTGAAGGAATTGGATTATCATTTTGGTCGTACTCAGGTTCATCAGATTCTTTTCCAAACTCAATCTTCTGATTTTGTCTGCTCGGATTCAATATCCTTACCATCGTGATCCTCCAAATCCTTGGCATAACGCCCTCTAAGCTGGCCAATTACTGCATTTGTTACAGCATCCACCGTTACTACTGCACCAGAAGTAATGCTCACTGGATTTTGAACATAAGAAGCTGCTAAAGCATTGCACACTAAGGTATATAATGGTTTGTTATCTCCAGAAATATAGAAATCCTTTAAATCAGTGCCAATTGCACCCTGAACATAGCTTTCAGCTGCAATTAAAGCACCAGTCATACGTTTCTTTAAACCTTCATCTAAAGAATCGTCTTCATCAAGATATCCTAATGACCTCTTAAGGCCATCAGTGATCTTAAGATAAGCGGTCATTAAGAATCACCTCTAGTTTTGAGAGGTTTGCTTATCAGTATCAGCCGTTCCTTTAGACTGATCTGCAACAGTCTTAAATGAAGCAGCTGCAAAAGCTCCATCATCAATTAATTCAACATCGAATCGGTCAATGAAACGAAGCTTAGTACTGTCGCTTTCAAATGAACCAGCGCCAGTATTAGTAGTGTCAATTTGCATTTGTTGACGATCAAACAAAGTAATGCCTTGCTTTAAGTCTCCGAAGTATAAAGGATGAGCACCTGCAACGTCTGGTAACCACTTATCAGCAATACGAGTTACCGGTTTACCATCAATCATGTACTTATCTGGATTAGTTACATCTGGTTGCATTAAGTAGCGACCTTCTGCATCCTTTAATTTACTTAAAATGTTATACCCAGATTGATTAGTGATAAAACTTGAACTTGCTTCAATTGCTGGATCAAGAGTATTGTTTTCTAAATCTTTAATGTCATCAAATTTAGAAATAGTTGGTTTCTTAGGAGTTTTGCCCATAACTTCGAGAATTTTCATGTTACGAGTTACAACGTCTTTCTTAGCAACCCAGTTAACTAACCATTGAATAATATTGTCTACAGTATCCTTTAATAAGGTGTTAGTTACAGTAGTAATTCCAGCATAACGATGAATTAAGTACTTAATTACTGTTAATTCTGGATCGTCATTATTACCAATGATTGCCGTTTCATCATCTAAATCTTTCAATGGCGTAATATCGTTCAACTTTTCGTAAACTCGTGAACCATGAGAAGTAGAAACATTTTCAACATTGACTAAACTTTCAAGAGATACAAATGATCGCGTTAAAGTTCTAATTTGTAATTGAATGTCTTCTGGAATAGTTAAACCTGCGTTTCCAGCACCAGTAGTACCAGAAGTTACCAAGTTCTTAAAGTCAGAAACAAATTGGTTCTTAATAGCCTTCATATCAGCTTTACCGTCTTGTTTAACTGGTAATGGTTTCTTATTAATTGGTTCAGCATTCAAATTAGCTCTAGCGTCTTCATAAGCTGCTTTAGCTAATTCTTGATTCATCTTGGCATTCTTTAAACTTTCATTTAACTTGGTAACTTCATCTACAGAGTGAGAAGATTCCTCTTTACCAAGATCAACAACAATTTGTGCGCGCTTATCTTCTAAGTCTTGTACTTTTTGACCAGCCATATCAAACGCGTCTTTTAATTGATTGATATTCATTAATTTTAATTTTCCTTTCCAAATAAAATAGCCAGCTTCTTTTGAAGTTGACTATCATTCTTTTTATTTTCTTTTGGTAGAGGTTTAACGACATTCTCGGTCGATTGATTATGAAGTAAGTTCTTAATCTTATTAATCATATCTGGTTTAACTGATAGAGAACCATCTGCATTTACTAAAGCAGGTTGTTTACTATCTTGAAACATAATTTCGTCCGCAAAACCTTTATCTACTGCCTGTTTAGCATTCATCCAAGTAGTATTACACATTAATCTATAAACTTCTTGCTTGTCTAAACCAGTGCGTTGACTATATAGATCAACAAACGACTTATCAAGTGAATCTAAAGCATTTAATGCACTAGATAAATCATCGCTATTACCCATAGAAATTGTAGAAGCTCTATGAATCATCATTTGAGCAGTTGGCGACATTTCTACACGATTAGCAGCAAGTGCAATCCATGAAGCAGCAGAACATGCTTGACCAGTAATTTTAGCTGTAACATTGCCCGAATATTCTTTAAGTGCAGTGTAGATTTCGCTCCCTGCGTCCACATAACCTCCAGGAGAGTTAATCTCAAGCGTTACGTCTGATCCATCTGCGTCATTCAAAGCCTGCTTAACAGTCTTAGGATTAATGCTTTCATAGCCTAAATAATCATAGACGTCAGCATAATCACTCGGAATTACTTCCCCGTTCATCTGAATTGTTACCATCGTCATCACCTCCCTCTTGTTGCTGAATTAATTGAATTGCTTGTTGTGGTTTCTTTTCTGGATCAGGCAAATCGCTAGGGAGATAGCCAGAATTTTGTAAAATAAATCGAGCCTGATTACCAGCAATTGTGCCATCTTTGGCTAAGCCTGAAATAGTACTTGCATATTGGTCTCCCATTGCGTCAATAGCAAAGCGAATATCGGCTGAAATATTAGCATGCAATTTATCATTTAACTCGCTGATAATTGCTTGTACATAACGATTTAATGATTTAGCATATTGACCACCAATTTGAGTAATAGAAGATTGCTG